CAATAGGTGTTTCCCATCAACGTTTCTCCACCGCAGAATTGTATCATGCCTACATTTTCAAGATTTAAATTTTTAAGAATGTTTTTTATTTTGTCAATATTGTCGGTGTTTTGTTGGTCCACTACCGGCAAATTGTTATCTTTAAGGTGCTTGGCCCAGAATGTACTGGACCGTGGACCGCAAGTGCGACAGGCAAGATTGCAACTCCGGTCAAACAACAGATCAATTCGCTTGGGGCCAGTTAAATTTTTCCCGTCACCAAACTTTTCAATCATTGATTTTCTAAAACTTTTTACACCAACTTTTTCTAAATTTTCACATTGCCAACAGCCGCTGAGCCAGGTGTTGTTGTTGTTGGTTTCTCGGTATTTTTCTAAGATTGGTGCCTGCCAATTTACTAGATTTGACTGAGCAACCGTCAGCGGTGAAGTGCTAAGACAACACTGATTGTACCCTAAGCTAGAATCGTTTGCTTTTAAGTCAACATTTAATCCACCATGGATCATTGGACAAAAAATATCGGTCATGACGTTTTGATCTGACCCAGCAGTTGTTTTAGCTTTGCGCTTTGGACATCTGCTGTTACTTTAGGCCCCTGCTCCCATGCAGGGGTTCCTGTGGGTCGCTCCCATTTTGTTGATGAGCTTTCTTCTGGGGTGTCAGCAGCCTTGACTTGGCTCCGGGCCTTGATTGAATCCATAATGGAACTTTGGGGTTTGTTGTACCCTGTTCCTTGGTCTCCGCCTTCATCAGTAATGCGCATAGTTTCAATGTTATACTCCAAATCAATTTTTTGACCAACGCCGGTCGAGCTTCGAGATTTCATACATTGTATTTGATACTTGCCACGCTCACGCATGGCACGACTTGTAAAGATACCAAACACATTATCTGCTGTGTTAATTTTACTGATACCACCCGAAATGTGTGAGTGATCAAATTCAATCTCTTCCACAGCACTTCGGTTTAACTGCGATGCAGTTACCATTAAGATTCCTAGCTCTTTTGCTAGGTTACGCAACTCTTCACTCACATACTTGTCTTTAACAAACAAGTCGTTGGGACTAACTTTAGCACTTACCGGCATAACCAAGTCCAAGTAGTCAATCATGATAAAGTCAACTTTAATAGCAGTTTGAATCTGCACTTCTTTTAAGTATGCACGGATGTCATTAACATTGCTTTGCGCAGGCAATGCTTTAACACGGTACTGTCCAGACTTTTTAGCAACCATTTTAACTTTGAGTTCCGTACTGTCAATATCCTTACGAATATCTTTAGTACTCATACTTGTTAACATAGCATCTGTTCGCAAACTTGTGAGTTCTTCACTCAACTCTAGTGTGATGTAAACACCGCTCAAGCCTTGCTGTAGCCAGTTCAGTGCCATGTTCATCATAACCAAGCTCTTGCCTGATCCCGACCCGCCTGCAAAGATGTTTAGTTCACCTCGACTGAAGCCACCGTACAACAATCTGTCCAGTTGTGGCCAACCTGTCGAAACTTGGCCGCCTGAGTTAAAGTATTTTTCAATGCGAGCCTTAGGATCAGCAAAGTAGTCTGTGCCCATGTCCTTAGTGAGTGATATCTGTACTGCATCTTTGATCAGCTTTTCAACTGGATCATATTCACCTTTTTCCAGCAAGTCTGCTGATTTTAAAATTGCACGTTCAAGTTCTTGGCGGCGAGTAAACGCTTCAAACTCAGTCATAAACCACTCATAGTGCCCGTCGTTTAAGTCTGGCACGGCCAGCAATTTAATACCAGTAGTGGCTGAAATCTGTGTGCGATCCGGCAGTGTCTTGTGTTTGTCCGAGTGTTCTTTAATAAACTCGGCCGCAGGTCTCAAGCTCTTGTCAAAGTTCTGCGGGTTGTAGATGTTTTGAACACGCACATAACTACTTGCGTCTTCCAACATCATCTCTAGAAATAGTCTTTGGACATCAAGTCCATATTCTTTTAACAAGTTGTTTTTTCCTTTTAGTGTGGCCATAACAAATATTGTCCGGAGGACACTTCCAAATCTGCGGTAGATTCGGCCTCAATCTGGGATTTTCCATTTGACATTAATTCTAAAATTCTTTTTTGATAATTACGTGGTTCAAAGTTTTGTTTTTTTGTAATAGAATCATACAAACAAACATCAAAGTCAATGTAACGTTGTATGTCAGAAGTAACCGGAGTTGCCATTAGTTTGTTGTATATGTGTTTTTCTTTATCGGTTGATTCGTTTTTTGGCGTCTGATTGTTGAACCAGGCTTGAATTTGTTCTGATACTTCATATCCGTTTTGTTTTAAAAAATCATAGGTTGCTTGTTTATGATCAAGTGCTGTATCAATTGGAATCCAATGAACCTTCAAAGCATTCTTACCAAAAAATCTGTAAATAGTATAGCTGTGAGGTTCGATGCTGGTCAGCTGTGCTAAAAACTCTAAGTTATTGGTATTTGTAGTGCGATAAAAAAAGTCAAAAAGCTCGGGAAACAGTGTCAGTCCTTCTACTATACCTTTATAGTGTTTCTGCAAAGGATTCCGTATGTAGCTAAACACCTTGTCTTTTTCCCAATCAATCTGTTGTGTGTTAGTATGTTCCCATCGTAATGTGGCATCAAAAAGTTTTAAGTAGGTGCTGGTTGCACATTTAAAATGTCTAAAATAAACCAAGTTTCCAGATCTATAACAGTCCCAAGGAACCTGGGTGTCTTGCCAGTACTTCATTGATTCAATGGATTTCATATCAGTTTTTAATCCTTTTTAAACACTGTTTTTTGCAGATTTCTATTTTGATCCGGCTGGTTTCTCTAGCTGACATTATAGTTAGCAGTGTGCCAACACGCCCCATGGCAATCACAGCATCATTAACATCTTTGCAGCCTTTGGGCCAGTTAGGTATACTTACTGCCCATCCCAGTTCCACAGCACGATCCAACAGTTCCATTCCTGCTTGATCCTGGTCGGGCACCACAGTTATGTCTCGACCCAGATTGCGTATCAGCCGAGCTTGTGCATCACTTACAGTATTGTGCATCACAGCCACACCACCAATTGACAGCGCATCAAATATACCTTCTGTCACAATCACATTAGTCCAGTCTTTGTGCTGTAAGTCTGTGCCAAACACATAGCCAGGTTGACTGTCTGAAATAAACTTGGGTTGTCGGTTGTCTAAAAATCTACAAGTGTATCCCACAATCTTGTTTTCGTATGTGAATGGTATGACCACATGTGGGCGTGTCCAATGAACACCGTCATTTTGCGTCTGCACCATCATGGGAAAGTCTTTAGGCACACGTCTGCCCTGCACATAGTCCCAATGCATCTGGTGATCAGCAGTTAGCAATTCAGCAAAGGGTGGCAGGTCTCGTTCTTCAAATGTGATGCCAGCTAATTGATTCCAGGCCTGTTGTCTATCTTCTAGTATGCCATGTATGCTACGATGTCGCAGACTTTCCAAATTGAGCATTTCAATTTCGTTGTCTGGCACACCCATCCATCCTAGTAGTCTGCGAGCTTTGACACTTAGGGTACGACCCATGATAAAACTGGCTGTGTAGGCGCAATTGAAACAGTGATAGCTCCAGCCTTGTTCCGTAATCTTAATGCCGCCACGTTGGCGTTTATCTTGCGAGTTACCGTTATGCACACAGCAAACCGCATTGAAACTCAGCCAGCCACTGGGACTGCTTTTTCTTTTTGCGGGCAGGTAGCTTAGGATATCCAACATTTATGTAGTATAACAGATTAGTTACACTAAATCAACGATACTGGACGTTTTCAATTCTTCCATTTGTGAATATTGCTGTAGCAGCAATTGACCCTTGGAATTGTAGTGGTACATATCCAGATCCGCCGCTTACAATGGTAACTCCAGCAATTACTCCAGCATCACTAATAGTACATGTGGCTTCGGCTCCGGCGCCATCTCCCAAAATTTGTATATGCGGTGGACCTACATAATTATATCCAGCATTGGTAATACTAATACCAGTAACTACACCATCAGTAACTTGCACATTGCCGCTGGCTCCATAACCAATAGAGTTGTTTAGTGCCAGGCGTAAAATTGGATGGAATCCAACTACATTAAAATAATCACTTACTGTTGCACCAATATATTCTCTAGATTCGCTAACATCTACCCAAACTGATTCATAGTTTTGAGCTGCTTGTACTTTGACTGTTCCGGTATATCCAACCAAATCAAATTTTACCGTAGTTAAGCTAGACTCATTAGTGGGCATGTGGCTTGAAAAAAATTCTGTTCGTTGAATTGAGTTTTGCGGTTGGGGAGTCAGTGCCCAATCTGGCCAGTTTGTTGGGGCTGTGCCAACAAAGTTATTTTTACCATACATGTCCGGAACTGTACATTCTGCGCTGGGGATAAACTGCGGCATTACGGAGTCTACAATATTGCAGTCTGCACGAGCTTGCGAGTTAGCATCTGTGTACACTGCCTGCACATAATTGCCAGAAGTACGCTGAATACTGTAGCTAGCTGGTTGTGCCATAACATCAATAGTATCATTTGTGTCTAGTACTACTTTTACTCGCCCCAGGGCCGCACTTAGTGTTTCCATGGGTTTTTCTACCAGCAGCTCGTCTCCTGCTTGATTAATCACACGGAACAAAAATGTTGATCCGGTGATGTTTACAGGCTTTTGGTCCTGATTAATAAATTCAAACAAAAGCACGTTGTCCACGCCTTTGTTTATGGTTAGTTGTTTAGCATACACTGGGTCATACCTCGCTGTGAAATACCCACCGCTGGTGTCTATCAAAAGTACACGGGTTAATTGCTGATATAAGTAAACGGTGGTTGAATACATAGGATCCTTAAACAGTATTTATGGGCAATAATATTTTTGAAAAGCTAACGGAAAAATACCCGTTTATCACGTTGTGCTTGTATGCAAACGTTGAGTACGTAGGCGTTGTACAGAATAGAGACGACGTTGTAACCACCATCTACGACTTTGGCAGTGTGCTAACCCCGGAAGAAAAAGTTGAATTCTTAGACCTTGCAGCAACTTGGTGGTGGGAAAGCAATAGATCAATCCCTATTAATATCTTTTTACGCAAGGATTGGAATAAATTTCGTACCACACTAAGGACATTTGTCAACAAGGATCTCGAAATCCTGCACGGGCCTGTGTGTAGTTTAATGGATATTTCTCGCAAAAAAAGCAAGCGAAAATCAATTACGCTTGTTCGCCGACTTGATTAAGCAAGTTCATGTGTAAAGATACCAAGGCTGCGTAAGAAATTGCGTGGCTTTTCTTAAATGTGTATCCTTGACTTTCGTCCCCGTCCCATACACCGGCAAACACTTCTGCCCAGGGTTTGCGTTGTAGGTGTGCTTTACCAGGACGGATAATTGAGATAAAAGCAGCCATCCTGGGGATTGAGTCTGGTTTCATTAGTTTAAGCAGATCTGTGTAATTGCCCACGTGTACTAACTGCCCGGCCCAATCAGAGTCTTGCCACAGTCGTTCCCACGGCGGGACGGCTGTTAGCATTTGCTCATAGTGTGCAGGATCACGGATCAACTGATACACACTCATGTTTAAAAAGTCCAATTTAAAGTATCCTCGATCTTCAGCTGACTCGTAATCAATAGACGCACACGCATTTACAACATCTTGAGGAATATCAGTTACATAGATACCTGAGTTGTGCTTTTTAACTTTACCATTTACTACTTGTCGTGCAGATGTATGCTGGATCAATTCCAACACCTTTGCTCTATCAGGCATGTCAATGTCAATATCTGCGCTCATACTTTACACAATGCGGCTGCAAT